GCCGAGTCCATCGGCTACCTGTGGGGCGACGACGTCCTGCTCGCCTACGTGCCTCCGCGCGCAGGTCGGGGGATTCCCGCCTTCGGGTACGAGTTCAACTGGCGCATCGCCGGACGAACCCAGGTCATCGAGCGGTGGCGTGAGGGTCAGCGCGTGTCGGATGTTCACCGCATCCGTCGTCGCTACGACCTCAAGCTGGTCGCTCAGGACGCCTCGGGCGACGCCATCGGTGGCTACCTGATCAAGGACGTCATTGCCTGAGGAGGCTGACACATGGCAAAGCAGAAGCTGAAGGTCCAGTCGGCGACCGTCAAGGTCAACGGCCGGACCTACAAGGATGGCGACGAGATCGAGCTGGACGTGGTGGAGTCTCCCAAGGACGACGAGCCCACTCAGCTCACGGAGCAGCAGTACGAACAGCTGCTCGCCTCGGGTACCGTTCTCCATCCCGACGACGAGGGGTACGACAACCCCGAGGAAGTCGAGGAGGACCCCACGGCAGCACAGAAGAAGGAGGACACGGAGCGCGCCAAGGTCTCGGGGGCAACCGCGGATCCTGACAGCTCGACCTCCACCAAGAGCTCGACCAAGAGCTCGACCAAGAAGGGAAGCTCGTCATGAGGACACGGCTCATCGCAGTCATCACGGCTGTCCTGATGGCACTCGGTTCGGCTGCACTCGCAGATCCGAGCTTCGGTCCGGGAGGCTCGGACGGGCAGGGCAACAACGCCCCGCACGAGACACCGAACCAGTGCCACGCGCCAGGTCAGACCAGCGACCTGCCACAGTGCAAGTGAGCTCCTAGCTCATGGCCGTCATTGACCCCACGGATGTTCATGTTCACCTCGACCCTGCAAAGTTGCGGATCGAGGAACTTGACGCTGTTCGAGAGCAAGTCCAGCGTGACATTGTTTTCGGGCAGCTCCGTGGGGTCTTTGGCGACGATGTAGTAGATACATGGATCGACCGTGATAGCACTCCGGGCCTGGTACGCTCTATCGTTGCACAGAGGTATGCAGGTACTACGTTCAATGCTGTCTACTCGGAAGAGGCAGCGGTAACCGGCTCCTATGGCTGGTTTCTAATCAGGCAGTCACAGAGCCTGCTGACCGAGATCATCAAGGGCGACGTGATCCTGGAGGGCTTCGAGCCTCCAGTACATGGCGACCTTGCCTTCTTTCCTGACGATGACGCGACACTGCTTGCAGAAGCTCGCGCCGCAGGAACCGTTATCGACACTCTGGCAGACGGCGCTCCCCGTCACTTTACTACGGGGCAGCGGTTCTGATGAAGCTAACGTTCAGATTCTCCCCTACACCCCTCCTGGTAGCTTCGGGTTTACGTCAGCTCGATAGTGATATCAGGAGCTTCAGGGTGCCGTTGCAGCGGTCAATCCAGGAGGTTCTCGCCCCGAGCATTCGTACCAACTTCGATGTCGGCGGCCGCCCACCGTGGAAGCCACTCGTAGCTGAGACGATCGCTCAAAAGGGCGGGGACACGGATCCCCTGGTACGCTCCGGCACCCTGAAGAGTGTTGCCTCGACTCTAAGCATTTGGCATATTGGGGGTGGATATCTCGGTGACGAGGGTCAAGCCTTTGTTAGTGATCTCGGGCGTGCCTTCTATGGTGAGTACCATCAACGAGGTACCCCCGACAACATGCCTCCGAAGCGAGAGTTCCTAGCGATCCAGGCTCAGGATATGGATCAGATCGAGGAGATCTTTGCTGATTGGCTTGAAGACCGCGGTGCGTCGAGAGGCTTTGATATCTCGAGGTCGACGGCGTGACGCACACCGACAGCATCGTCGTAGTCGTCGATTACATGATCGACAAGTTCAAGAGTAACGCTGGGGCTCTCGGGCTGAAGGAAGTGTTCTACGGTGACCAGGAGCTCATTCCTGCAACACCTGCGATTACGGTGGAAGGCCAGCGAAAGACCCGAGAGTTAGAGACCACGTCACATCGTACCATGAATAATATCGGTGTGACAATGATGCTCTACCATTCGGGTATGCAGGACACACAGGTCACACAGCGTGACGTTGAAGTCCTAGCAGAGCAAGTGGAAGCGCTCCTTCATCAGGACGTGGTTTTGGGTGGACTTGTTATCCATGGACACGTCGTTGAGATCGAGCCAGGATACGCAGACCGCTCTAGGGTTCTTCTGCGAGCAGCGCGTATTGTGTGGCGCGGCCGGACCCTGACACGCCTAGGAGGCTAGCCAATGGCAGTTGGAATTGGCGCTGGCAACTTCATCGGACTCGCTGAAGAGGTCACGCCGAACACGTACGTCGCGCCGACCAAGTTCTTCCCGATCCGTTCCGAGGGCCTTCAGTGGCAGCAGGACACGGTGTGGCGGCGCGTCATCGCCCAGATCGCAGATCCGCTCGGCGCCGTTCCCGGCAACGGCCATGTTGAGGGTGACCTCGACATGGAGCTCATGCACGATGTGCTCCCGTACTTGCTCCGAGCTGCTCGCGGTGACATCGTCAAGTCGGGTGTGGATCCTGCCTTCGTCTACACGTTCACGCCGAACGAGGACGCCACGCCTGACACTACGCTATCGATCACCGTAGTCAGGAACGGGATCGTCTTCGCATACGTTGGTGTTGTCATCAGCTCCATGCAGTTCGGAGTTGACAACGGCATGGCCACGATGAACATGTCACTTCTCGGTACCGCCGAGCAGACCGAGTCACTTCCAACGATCAGTCTGGATGACACTGGTCCGTTCGGGTCGGGGGAGTGGGTCATCGAGGTGCCAACCAACACTCAGGTGTTCGACACCGACTCGTTCAGCCTGCAGATCGAGGACTCCGGCGAGCCGCAGAACCGCCTGCGAGACAGCCTGGGTGCTCAGTTCATCAAGTATGGTGAGCGCACAGTGCAACTGTCGGTGGAACGTGACTTCGAGAGCAAGTCCGAGTACACCGCCTTCAAGACCCTGACCAGCAAGAGCATCACGGTCCGAGTCGAGAAGAGTGCTGACGCTACCAAGTACGTCGAGTTCGTTGTACCTGCAGCGATCGTTGACACGTACGACGTTGCAACTCCAGGTGTCGGAGACCTCGTCCGCGCGAGCGTTTCCTACATGGGTGTGTACGACCTTACCGATGGGGCGTACACGATCGAGATCGGGACTGACGAAGACGTCACCATCCCGTAAGCCCGGGGGGTAGCGGGTTTGCCAGAGCTCGCTACCCCCCGATCCATCGCAAGGAGGGCGAAGTAATGCCACGCGCAACTACGAATGCGAACGACACCGAGCGCGTCGAACTCAAGTCGTGCCCGGGAGGAGAGGAAGAGGACGATGGCTACGTCGTTCTCCGTCGCATGAACTACGGACAGATGGTCCGTCGTCGCCAGATGTCGATGGCCATGACGCTTCGAGGAGTTGACAACGACACCGAAGGAACGATCGAAGCCGTCAACCGCAATCTGGTTGAGTTCGAGTTCGCTGTCTGCATTGTCGAGCACAATCTGACAGATGACCGTAATCGTCCACTGGACTTCAAGAAAGGGTCGACGCTTGACAGACTCGATCCCCGTGTCGGTGACGAGATTTCACAAGCCATCGATGACATGAACCAGCTCGAGAACCTGGAGACACATCTGGAGGATTTAGACACCGCCTCCGACGAAGCGTAGTCCTCAACGCTGATCCAGATGCGGAGGTCAAGTTCATCGTAGAGCTCACCAATCTGTGTCGTACGATGAACTCCCTCCCTGTGGAAGGGGGTATCCTTGACCAGGATCCGTATCATGTCGAGGCGATGAAGCTGGTTCTAGAGGCGCAAGCAGAACGGTACGAGCTAGACCGTAAGATGGAGGAAAGGAAGGCCAGGCGTGGCTAGCCAACGGGAGCTGCTTCTGATCCTCCGCGCACGCAACGATATGTCGCGTGCTCTTGGGGCCGTCGTTGGCGGTCTTGCAGCTATCAATAACACCAGCATGAAAACGCATAGGCGTTTGCTTGCTGTCGGCGCAGCTGGAACAGCTGTCGGTGCAGGTCTTGCTGTTGCTGGTGTGATGGGTGTTCGTGCCCTTGCCGGTATGGCATCAGCTTCCAATGAGTTCGATCACAACATGCGTAAGGCCTTTACGCAGGTTGATAATACCGTTCTCAATACGAACATCACTCTTGAAGATCTCAAGAAACAGGCAAGAGACGTTGCAACCCGGATCCCTGCTCCTTTCGAGCAGATGGATGAAGCACTCTACGACATCTTCAGTTCGATTGATGTCAATCTCGGTCAGTCTCGAACGTTACTCACACAGTTCAGTAAGGCTGCTGTAGCAGGTCAGACAGATATCGAATCCGTGTCGCGACTAACTATCGCGACGTTGAACGCCTTCAAGATTCCCGCGTCGGACGTCAACAGAGTTCTAGACGTACAGTTCCAGTTAGTCCGTAAGGGTATTGGTACCTACGCCGAATTCACCAGCTCAATCGGACGAGCGATCCCCGCCGCAGCAAGAGCGGGACAGGATATCGAGCAGCTAGCGGGCGCTCTATCCTTCATGACCAGGCAGGGCCTCTCCACGTCGATGGCTGCCACATCAGTGGCAAGAGGCTTCGAGCTCATGGTCCATCCGAAGACCGTGAGCAAACTCCAGGGCTTTGGCATTACAATGAAGGACGCCAAAGGCGAATTCTTGCCTATGGTGGAAATTGTTACGCAACTGGGTCGTAAGCTCCAGGACATGACTGGTCCACAACGGGCTAAAGCACTTCAGGACCTCTTCTCAGGTTCCGGTTACTCTATTCAGGCTCGGCGCTTCTGGGACCTGGCAATCAAGAACTTCGATGATCTGAACAAGCGTGTGCGTGAAATGTACAACGCACGCGGGGCGATGAAGGACGCCTACCGGATCATGTTTGAGTCGCCTCAGACTCAGATACAACTCCTTTCTAACCGTTGGCGGGTACTCAAGACTGAAATGGGTGACTTCATTCGACCGGTTGCGTATCAGCTGGTCATTTGGGGTTCGAAGATCATCGAAACTTTCCGAGCCCTTCCTAAGCCTGTT